CGCGAATACGGCGCTAAATACCGTATCGTAACGAAGCACTCTGCCACCTGGGTAACCAGCCTGCACGCTCTGCGGCAGGACCTCCAGCGCTCTCTAGAGCGTGATGCACGGCTCAGGATCTGGAAGGACGGACCTGAGGCGATACCTGGGGCCATTGAGGAATGGGTGGTTCCCTCTCGTCGTGGCGGGGGCAAGGGTGTGAAGCTTGTCTCTGCCGACCTGAAGGATGCCACAGACGCACTGCCTATGGATCTGCAGTTGTGTCTTGTCAAGGGGATGCTAGATGTGGCACCTCTTGACCCTATTCGTCGGGCCCTGCTACTGAGTGCGTTCGGTCCTGTACTTTTGGAGTACGCCGGACGCACCATGCGAGTCACAGGAGGGGAGGTTGGTCACAAGGTAGTGACTAGCCGTGGCCAATTGATGGGTAACCCAGTTAGCTGGGTACTCCTTAATGTGGCCCACTCCTATGTGTTGGATCGTGTAGATCGGGAGACTTATTCTCCGGTCCCTTCCCCCCCTTCCGAGCGTTCATTACTGATGGGAGATGATCTCATCGGGCTATGGACGCAGGAGGAGGAGGATAGATACCAGAAGGTTTGGGCTCGTCTTGGCGGATCGATGTCCGAGGGAAAACACCTCGTGGCTGATGCGCTTGGAATTTTCACTGAACAGATCTTTCAGTGGAAAGAGCACGCCTTCCGGGAATCTAAGCGTGAGGTGAAGACCTACGCTAAGGGCCGTTGGGAAACGATCTCCGTCTACAAGGAGCGTGTCAAGGGAGATGTCTCATCTTCATACCTTGTCCCCTCTCGGGTGTACTATCCTGGTGCCGAGACTGTTCGGACCCATACCTCGGTAATTTGCCGTGGTAAGGTAACAATGGCTCGGTGCTTCCCGCTCAAATGGGCGGTGAAGGAGGGTACAACCGTAGAGGGCTCCGAGATCCCACGTTGGCTCGCACAGGTTAGAGCAGTAGCAGGCCTTAAACGGCGCTCTCGTATCTCTTACCGTGCTGTTGACGACGTTTGGAGGGCGGTTGCCGGTTCTGAGATTAAGATCCTTTCTCAGATCGTTCCTGCCTACCTCTCGAATGATCTTGGCGGACTTGGGCTAGGCCCACCGG